GAAGCTGGGGCGCATGGTGGCGAGCGGGTGGATATCGGAGGCCGATGTCTATTCGTGGCTGGAGGCCGCCGCCGCCGATATCGGACTGGTGCGCGACGACGGGATAAAGCAGGTGCGGGCCACCATCCGGTCAGGCCTCGGTCGCGGTCTCAAGGAGCCGCGCCAGCTTCCTCCTGAGCGATCCCAAGAGCCGTCTGCGCTTGGGGCAGAGGTGGCGCGCCGCCTTGCCCATGCCGGCGAGGGGACGGCGATCGATGCGGAGACGGGCGAGATCGTCGGGCTCGATACGATCGTCGCCGCCAGCCTCCATGGGCAGGACATACCGCCGCGCAAATGGCATGTGCCCGACATGATCCCGGCCCACACGGTCACAATCCTCGGTGGCGACGGCGGAACGGGCAAGTCGCTTCTGGCCCTGCAGCTCGCCGCGGCGACCGCGCTCAACGAAGGGTTCGGAACCGAGTGGATCGGATGCCCCGTCTCTCCCGGCCGCGCGCTTTACCTCAGCGCCGAGGATGAGCTTGACGAGATGCACCGCCGGCTAGCCGACATCGCGGCGGCGGAAAAGGCGGGGATGGATATGCTGGCGGATCTGATCCTCGCCCCTCTCGCCGGGCAGGACGCCGTCATGGCCGTCCCGCGCCGCGACGGGACGATCGAGGCGACGAGGCTGTGGCATCGCATGGAAGCGACCATAGAGTCCGTCAAGCCGGCCCTCGTAATCCTCGACACGCTCGCCGACCTATTTGCCGGCGATGAGAACAACCGGGCTCAGGCCCGCCAATTCGTCGGGATGCTTCGGGGACTGGCGATGCGGCACGCGACGACGGTGGTCATCCTGGCGCACCCGAGCCAATCTGGCCTGTCCTCCGGTTCCGGCACCTCCGGATCGACGGCCTGGAACAATTCGGTCCGGTCACGCCTCTATTTCAATCGCATCCTCAGCCCCAAGGAACGAGGCAGCAGCGAGCTTGTGGAGGCCGATCCGGACGTGCGGATGCTGTCAAGCAAGAAGGCCAACTACGCCCGGCGCGGATCGGAACTGAAGCTCCGATGGCACGCCGGCACCTTCATCCGCGACGACGATACCTCCCCCTTCGCCCAGGCCAACGCCATGGTACAGGCGGAAGCCAAGTTCATCGAGCTCCTGCGCTACCGTCTCAACACGCTCAAGAGCCGCGTCGGACCGACGCCGGGGACCCGGAACTACGCGCCCAAGGTGTTCGCGACCGACTACAATTCCGGCGGCATAACTCAGTCGGCATTCGAGGCGGCCATGAACCGGATGCTCGAAAGCGGAAGGCTGATCATCGAGGAACAGGGGCCGCCAGTTCGTCGTTATCCCTACATTTTCGAGGCGCATGGAGGCCCCTGAGAACCCCTGAGAACCTAGGTGGGAACCACTTTTTTCATATCACTGAGAACCCCTGAGAACTTAGGTGGGAACAGGGTGAGAACCGGGTGTGATACTACCCCCCCTTACTACGTAAGGGGAGGCGCCGCCCCCTTCGGGCGGGGCAGCGCCTCTGAAACAGAAAGGAAAAGCGCGTGCGCCAGAAGCTTGACCGATTTTCCCGGCTTGACCGCGTAGCCGCCATCGGCCACATCATCGTCCTGCTCACGGTTCTGCATCTCGGACTCCTCGAAGCGCGAGGAGGCCAATTGGAAAATTCAAAGACCACGACCTGGTATGTCGCCCGGACCCAGCCCAACGGTGAGGCGAAGGCGGACCGCAATCTGCGTGCTCAGGGCTATGCCGTCTTCTGGCCGCGCGTCCTCGCCACAGGCGGCAGGCGCGAGATCGTGCGGTCCTACTATTCCCGCTACATCTTCGTCGGCGCCGCCCCTCACCAATCGATCTATCCGGCCCGCTCGACCCGCGGCGTCTCGGAAATCGTCGGCAACGTCGACCGGCGCGGCGAGTGGATGCCCATCCCGATCGCCTCCGAGATCGTTGCCCACCTCATGGCCCGCGCCGACGAATGCGGGCAGATCGAGATGGTCAAGATCGACCGCTTCCGCTTCCATCCCGGCGACCGCGTCCGCATTTCCAACGGCCTCAGCCCATTCTACGGCCTCCTCGCCGAAGTGGAGCGAGTTGACGGCGACGACGAAGCTCGTGTATGGATGGCGGCGATGGGCGGCCTGATCGCTGTGACGATCCCTGTCCCGGACCTGACCCCGCTTCTTGACGCCGACCTCGGCTCACGCGGGAAGTCGGCAGCTAGCTCCAAAATCCAGGCAATAGCGTAATGGCCAAGAAGGCGCGCAAACCCGCTCGCGGGATGTCCAAGCCACGCACCGGGCGGCCGTCGATTTATTCCGACAAACTGGTTGCCGAACTGTGCGCGCGCATCGCCAGCGGACGCAGCGTCCGCAGCGTCTGTCTCAATCCCGACATGCCCGGCCTCTCGACGGTGATGGAGTGGCGGAACGAACGTCCCGCCTTCGCAGAGCAATACGCGCGCGCGATGGATGACCGCGCCGATTTCCATTTCGAGGAAATCCTGGCGATCGCCGACACGCCGGTGCGCGGCGTCAAGACGACGACGAAAGGCGACGGCAGTGTGGAGGTGCTTGAAGCCGACATGATCGAGCATCGCCGGCTTCAGGTCGATGCCCGGAAATGGATCGTTGCCCGCATGGCTCCGAAGAAGTACGGCGACAAGCTCACGCAGGAAGTGACGGGCAAGGATGGCGCACCGCTTCCGCTGGTTCCGGTGGTGAATGTCTCGATCGGTCCCACTCAATCTCCATCTTCATCCGAAGCAGGGTGAGGCGCTCGGGACCGTCGCCACCGAAGTCCTGTACGGAGGCGCGGCCGGCGGAGGAAAATCGCATCTGATGCGGGTGGCGGCAGTCCTGTGGTGCGCGCTTATCCCTGGCCTTCAGGTCTACATCTTTCGCCGCATTCGCGATGACCTGGTCAAGAACCATGTCGAGGGGCCGAAGGGGTTCCGGGCGATGCTGGCGCCGTGGGCCGATCCGTCGGTTCGCTTCTGCACCATCGTCGAAGACGAGATCAGGTTTTGGAACGGGTCCAAAATCTATCTCTGCCACTGCAAGGACCCGAAGGACGTTTACAAATATCATGGCGCGGAAATTCACGTTCTCATTATTGATGAGCTGACGACGTTTCTCGAAACGATGTATCGCTACCTGCGCAACCGCGTGCGCATGGTGGGCATCAATCTGCCTCCGCAGTATGCCGGCTGCTTCCCACGCATCCTTTGCGGTACCAACCCCGGCAACATCGGCCACCTCTGGGTGAAGCGGACTTTTATCGATGGCGTGGTGGACATGGAAATCCGGCGCATGCCAAAGGCGGAAGGCGGCATGCTGCGCCAATACATCCGCGCCAAGCTCGAGGACAATCCCTCGATGGCGGCAGACGATCCAGGCTACGAGGATCGCCTTGAAGGCCTGGGGTCCGCCTCGCTCGTCAAGGCGATGCGCTGGGGGGACTGGGATGTCATCGAGGGCGCGTTCTTCGATTGCTGGGATGCGCGTCGACATGTGCTGCGGCCGTTCACAATCCCGGACGCCTGGCCGCGATCGCGCTCGGGAGACTGGGGTAGCGCCAAGCCTTTCTCGTTCGGGTGGTGGGCGCAGGTGCAGGATGACTATCGGACGGAAGAGGGGATATGGCTGCCGCGCGGCTGTCTCGTGCGCTACCGCGAATTCTATGGGGCGAAGAAGGACGAGAGCGGCGTATCGCTTCCTAACGTGGGCTTAAAGTGGCACGCTGTGAAGGTCGGCGAGGAACTGGATAAGATCGAAGCCAAGCTTGGCAGGCGCCCGATCGATGGCGTGCTTGATCCTGCAGCGTTTGCCGAGAATGGCGGGCCGTCGATCGCATCGGAGCTGGCCCGCGGCTCAGGCAATCGCATCTTCTGGCGACAGGCCGACAACAAGCGGGTCGCGCAGCGCGGGGCCATGGCAGGCTGGGACCAGGTGCGCGCGCGCCTCGAGGGCGACAATGAGGGACGCCCGATGATCGCCTGCTTCAACACCTGCGTGGATTCGATCCGCACGATTCCGGCGTTGCAACATGACAAAAACCACCCCGAGGACATCGACAGCGACATGGAGGACCATGCCGGCGATGATTGGCGCTACGAGTGCAACAGCCGCCCATGGCTCAGGCCGCGGCGAACCGACGACAGCGACAAGGCCAAGCCCAGCGACTACGGCCGTAACCGCGCGCCGTCTAATGACTGGATGACGAGCTGAGCGAAGCAGGGTAGAAGCGCGTTGCGAGGGGCCAATGATCGTCCTCATCCTCATCGCCATTGTGGCCGTGATCTTCTACCTCGATCGCATTGTCGGCTTGATAGAAGCGCGCCACGAAACGCGCCAAGAGCGGATGCAACGCATCTCCGACAAGATCGTGGACAAGGCCATGGACGGCTGGCGGCGCAATCGCCGCTAACCCCGCCCAGCACCCGCACGCCCGCAAAATGCGCGGGTGTATTCTCCCGACGATAGCGCCGAGCAAGAGCCTGAGTACGAGGGCCTAGCCTTCGACCAGTACACGACCTGGTGGCGCGAAGCCGTCGATGGGTATGCCGAGCCGCGCAAGCAGCACATCCGCGACGAAGAATACTACGACGGCGACATCAAAGGCACGGGCTGGGGCCACTGGACGGAAAGCCAGCTCACCAAGCTCGGCATCCGCAACCAGCCGCCAGTCACCCGCAACATCGTCTGCCGGAAGGTCAACGCCATTTGCGGCGTGGAGCAGCGCTCCCGCAGTGAGCCGCGGGCATTGCCACGCACACCCAAAGACCAGAAGTCCGCCGAAATCGCCACCGACTCGCTCCGCTACATCAAGGAGCAAACGCACTGGATCAACACCAAGAGCGAGAAGGTCCTAGAGGCGGTCAAGATCGGCTTTGCGGCTGTTGAGATTGGCGGCGCGCCGGATCGGGTGCCGGTCACGCCGATCGCCTGGAAGGATTTTTTCTTCGATCCGCGCTCGCGCATGTTCGATTTCTCGGACGCGCGGTATCTGGGTGTCGCCAAGTGGCTCGATGCTGACGTAGCCAAGGCCACTTATGCTGGGCCGGAAATCCAACGCCCGCAAATCCCGCCGCAGCCGCCGACCGACGATCCGGTCATCCTTCAGCAATGGGCGCTGCAAGCTCAAGCCATCATCAATGCCTGGCAGCAGGAAGTCGCGCGTCGTCAGCAAATCATCGACATCATCGACTCGACCGCCAACGGGGCTGGATCAGACCGCACAGGCGCGGGCGGCGATGATTTCGAAGACCGTCCTGCCAACATTTTCTGCGACGCCAAGCGCAAGCGCGTCTTCGTCATCGATATGTGGCACCAGGACCCGAAAGAGGGCTGGTTCCGCTGCGTGTTCACCGGCGCGGGCAAGCTCTTCACGGAGCCGGCGAAGTTCATCGAGAAAGACGATTGGGGCCGGCCGCGCAAAATCCACCCGATCAAGGCGTTCTCGCTGCACGTCAGCAAGGATTTGTGGCGCTCCGGCGAAGTGCGCGGCATGCGCTCGACCCAGGATGAGGTGAATTTCCGCCTCTCCAAGAAGCTGCATTACCTCGCCACCAACCAGCTCTTCTACGTGCCTGGCGCGTTTGAAGAGCAGGACAAGGAATCGGTTCGCGCCGAGATCAACAAGCCCGATGGCGTGATCGCGGTGCGCGACATCCAAGGCTTCAAGGTCGAGAAAAACCTGGATGTCGCCATGGCGCTGGACGTGGCCATGCAGGAAGCCATGCGCTTCCTCGATGCGGAGGGCGCAAATCTCGAGCTTCAGGGTAAGGAAAGTGGCGCTGCGTCTGGGCGCGCCATTCTCGCGCGCCAGCAAGCGGGCCTAGGCCAGCTCGGGCCGATCTTCGACCGCATCCACGATTGGGAATTGCGTTGCTACCGAGCCATGTGGGCGCGCGTGCAGCAATTCTGGGACGGGCCGATGTATGTGCGCGTCACCGACGACAAGAACGCTGCGCGCTTTGCGGCGGTCAATGGCGCGCCTGTGGTGGATCGCGACAACGGCAACGCGCCGGCGCAGCCGCCGATACCGAACGATCCGCGCCTGATGATCGGCGCCAATGGCGGCCCGCCTGGTGATCCCCTGGCGCCGAATGAGGCAGGCGATCCCGACGAGCAGGCACAGGTCGGGCCGATGCTGGCCGAACTCGACATGGACATCATCATCGATCGCGCGCCCGAAGCGGCAACCCTGCAGGCCGAGCAGTTCGAGTCGTTCACACAGATTTTGCAGTCGGGCGCCTTGGGCCCGCCAAATCCAGAATGGGGGCGCGTGCTCGTCACCATGTCGGCTATGCCAGAGAAAACGCAAATTCTCGACATGCTCGACAAGATGGCCGCGAAACCGCAAGGGCCAACGCCTGAGCAGAAGGCAGCACTCGCCAAGCTTGCAGCGCAAATCGACCAGATCATCGCGCAGACGCAAAAGACCAAGGCAGAGACCGCGAAAACCGCAGCCGAGATTCCCGGCACACAAGCGGATGCAGCGCTCACGCACGCGCAAGCCCGCACCGAAAACGTCAATGCGACAATGACTGAACTCAGTGCATCAGACGCGCTCGCTTTGCGCGATTGGATGAACACAGCGGGAGGAGCGCCCGCCATGCAATTCGCTCCGCCGGCCGCCGCGGCACCATCGGGCGCTCTCGGCTTGCCACCGTCAGAGGCAAACGGGCCGCCTCCGTTTTGAAAGGGCGTTGTCGTCAGGCCTCACGATACGGGGCCGGTTGAGGAAGTGAAGAATGGACGGATACGCGGCTTTGATGGAGCAGAAGGGGAGTG